TCAGGCAGAAACGAATGCAGCAACGCGCATCGCGGCTACCGCTATGCAGACTGCGGCTAAACAACAACCCCAACAACCACAACAACCCAAACAGGTAGAGATACCTAACATGCGTACACCTCAATAGGAGATTGTGTAATGGCTAAAAGTAGTAAAACTGATGCAGTAGAAGATGAAGGTCCGGTTTTTGAAACAATGCCTGGAGCAGATAAACTTGATGATGATAGTGAAAATGCCCTGGATATGAATTTTGGTCTTGGTGAAGAAGATGAGGTCGAGGAAGAGACTGAGGAAGCGGTAGCTGAGAAAGTTGAAGAGGAGACAGTCGAAGATCCCGAAGGCGAAACTACTGAGGAAGAGGAGGTTTTAGAAGAAGCCGCTGAAGAAACTCAGGAAGAAACAGTAGCAGAGACTGAAGAAGCACCTGTCGAAGAAGCTGTAGAGGAAGAACCCGAGGTTAAATCTAAAAAACCAATGGTTCCTAAATCCCGGCTTGATGAAGTGCTTGCGAAACAAAAAGCACTACAAAAACAGCTTGATGAGGCAAAAGCAGCACAAGCACCGGAAGAAGCTGCGCCCGAAGATTATGGCTTTGATGAAAAAGAGGTCGAATACCAAAATCTAGTACTCGATGGAAAGACACAAGAAGCAGCAGCACTAAGAAGCGAGATACGGCTGGCAGAACGTCAGCGTCTTGAGTACGAATTGACACAGAAAGTGACCAAAACTGTCCACCAGAACCAACAGGCGACGGCGTTACAAGCGGCAGCTACCGAATTATCAAACACTTTCCCCGTATTTGACGAGAATTCTGCTAATTACAATAAAGAATACACGCAAGAAGTTATAGATTTGCGTGACGCATTTATTGTTCAAGGTTATGACGCTGTAGATGCCTTATCTAAAGCATCTAATTTTGTAGTCAAAAGTTACGATCTGGACGCGACCCAAGAGGAAGCGGGAAGTACTTTATCAAAAACTGCGGCTCCTAAAGCCAAATCGGTAGATGAAGTTGCAAAGAAACGCTCTGAAGTTGCCAAAAAACTGAAGGCGGCAGAATCGCAACCACCTGAGTTACCAGGAGAGAGTAGTGCCTCCAGAGGTGAAAAAGCGATTGATGTAACCACTATGACAGAGGAAGAGTTCGATGCGCTTCCCGCCGGAACATTAGCTAGGCTAAGAGGAGATGTTTTTTAGATGGCTACCGAAAAAGACGCTAGATTAGCTAGGGCAGGTGTATCTGGGTATAACACACCCAAGCGTACACCCAACCACCCTAAAAAAAGCCATATCGTCGTTGCGAAAGAAGGGGATAAAGTAAAAACAATCCGTTTTGGTCAGCAGGGGGTTAAGACTAATCAGACGGTTGGTCAGCGGAAGGCGTTTAAGTCTCGCCACGCGAAGAATATTGCAAAAGGAAAAATGTCAGCGGCTTACTGGGCAGACAAAACTAAATGGTCGCCTAGTAAAACTAAATCACCTTCAACTAAATGGAAGAAAGGAAGTTAATTATGCCACAAGGACCAGGAACATATACTAAGCCAGGACGGCCAAAGAAAAAGCATACAAGACGACCAAAGAAAGAACCACCACCAAAACTAACGTACGGGAAAAAGAAAAAGAAAAAGAAAAAAACAAAATAGGCTTGCCTTTATTTATTAGAGTAGCTAATATTAATATGTAATTCGTGTGCCTAGACGAAATATAGGCCGTGTCGAACACGTAAAAACCGCTATCGTCTGCTACAGACGTTAAACTTGTCGAGATCGCGCCTCGTAAATCCGCGCTAAGTCGTCGCTCCACGATAGAGAGCAACGGTTTAGCCGCACCTAAAGTCGGCTAAGGATAGGCTTCGGCCTAAAATTTTTAATACGCATAGGAGGCCAATCATGGCTTTAACTAACTTTGCGTCGCTGACAAGTAACCAATTAACAGCGTGGAGTAGAGACTTCTGGCGTGTCGCTCGGAACATGAGTTTCGTGAACCAGTTTGCAGGTAGCGGATCAAATGCAATGGTTCAACGGATCACTGATCTTACAAAATCCGATAAAGGCACAAAAGCAGTAATCACGTTGTTGGCTGATATGACAGGCGACGGTATTACAGGTGACAACACTTTGGAAGGTAATGAAGAAGCGCTAAGAAGCTACGACATTACTATCGAGCTTGACCAGCTGCGCTTCGCAAACCGAATTGCAGGTCGTCTTGCCGATCAGAAGAGTGTTGTAAACTTTCGAGAGAATTCCAGAGATGCATTAGCATATGCAATGGCTGACCGTATGGATCAGTTAGCATTCCTAACGTTATCAGGAGTAGCTTATTCTCAAAAAACCAGTGGAGCACTTCGTACCACCAACGTTGCTGCCGGACATGATCTAGCAGACCTGGAGTATGCGTCAGATGTATCTGCGCCTACTACTAATAGGCACAGACGTTGGGATGCATCTACCAACTTGACAGCTGGCGATGTTACAGCCGTCGCTGCTGCTGACACAATCACTTACAAAGCGATTGTTGAACTCAAGGCTTATGCTAAGGATAACTATATCCGAGGTATTAGAGGTGCTGGTAATCAAGAAGTATTCCACATGTTTGTAACCCCTCAGCAGATGGCTGACCTTAAACTTGATTCAGATTTCCTTGCTAACGTAAGGAATGCTGGTGTAAGAGGACCAAGTAACCAACTGTTCTCTGGCACTTCAAGCTTAATGGTAGATGGCGTGATGGTTCACGAGTTCCGTCATGTTTTCAACACAGCTAATGCAACAGCTGGAACTAGCTCTAATGCTGGTGCTGCTGGTTACAAGTGGGGCGCTGACGCTGATGTAAATGGCGCTCGTGCTCTGTTCTGTGGTGCTCAGGCCCTTGCTATGGCAGATATTGGTATGCCCGAAGTAGTTGAAGATTCATTCGACTATGAGAACCAATCTGGTATCTCCATCAGTAAGATTTTCGGCTTACGTAAGCCTAAATTCAACTCAGATTACAACGGGTCTACTGAAGACTTCGGCGTAATTTGTCTTGACACAGCTTACTAAGGGGGTTGAGAGATGGCTACATTTACTTCTGGCGCTGTTGATGGGAACAGCGCATTTAAAAACTTCCCTCAAGGAAACGTAGGTTGTCGTACTGCTGAATACACTGTTACAGCTGCTTTGGCAGGTAGTGACATTATTCAGATGTGTGACGTTTTTGCAGGTGAAACGGTTGTTGGTGTCATGTTGACCACCACTGATCTCGATACTAATGGCTCACCAGCCATTGTTCTCGATGTCGGTTATGGCGGTGCAGCAAACTCTTTGATCGATGGTTCAACTATTGGTCAAGCGGGTGGCACAGCTAGTTCATTTGCAATTGGAAATGCTACGCATGGTTCAAGCGCAAGTGCGCCTGTTAACTTTACTTCCGATGACACAATAGATGTCACCGTGGCAACTGCTCCAGGTACTGGTGCAACCTCTGGCACGGTAACGATGTACCTATTTGTTATCTAACTAAATCGCCCCCTTTTCGGAGGGGGCATCCTTTTAGGACGACGAAACTATTATGAAGATACTGAGTGATACAGATTTACGAGTAGCGACCACATGGGGCGCTGTTGTTTTATTTCCAGCAGGGGTTGAAAGAGAAATCTCTGAAGAGATTGGACTGCTTGCAATACAGATGGGCGCGAAAGAAGTCGGAAAACCAAGCGGGAAAAAAGTTGAAGTCAATATCGAAGAAAAGATAGAGACAGAAAGTAATCCGTTAATAGAGATTATGTTGGGTCTAATAGAAGAAGGTAATCCAGATAATTTTAAAGTCGATGGTACACCGAAAGCAGCCGTGGTTAACAAATTAGCAGCACGTACCGTTAAGTCGGATGATCGTGAAACAGCTTGGCAAGAAGCTTTGAATGCAGGGTGATCTATGGCAGTTACTGTAGCAAGTGTTTTATCTAGGGTAGACGCAACTTTACAAGATACGTCAAATATCCGGTGGCCTGATACCGAACTTATCTTATGGGTAAATGATGCCCAGCGCGAAATAGCGTTTATAAAACCAGATTCAACAGCTACTGTCGCAACCGTTACTTTAGTTACAGGGACTAAACAAAGCATACCCACTGGCGGTAATAGACTGCTTGATATTACCCGTAATATGTCTGCGGCAAGTGGCGGTACAGGTGGCAGGGCAATAAGATTGGTATCCCGTGAGTCTTTAGATTCGCAAAACCCGAGCTGGCATGATCCGGCAGTAACGGGTTCCGCAAAGCACACAACGGTTATCAAGCACTTTACCTACGAAGATTCTAACCCGCGAACATTTTATGTTTATCCAGGTGTAAGCGGGAACTCTTATGTAGAGCTTACTTATTCTGCTAATCCTGCAACGGTAGCAACGTCAGATAATTTAGGTGTTCCAGATATTTATGCAACCGCCGTAATGAACTATGTGTTGTATATGGCTTATATGAAAGAAGCCGAATTTGCAGAGAACTCACAGAGAGCCGGAGCGCACTATCAGTTATTTACTTCCATGCTCGCTGGTAAGGGGCAACTTGATGCAACTACTAGCCCCAATTTAGACATACGCAAATCACCTACCGCAGTAGCGACAGGATAAATATATGGCTAACACGACATATGAAAGCTTGTTACCTGAGATTATCCCAATGGTCCCAGGTTGTCCTGATTCATTAATTGAGAACTCTATAAGGTCTGCGACGATTGAGTTGTGTGAAAAAGCGGGTGTTTATAAAAAAGAACTGGATGTTATTACAACTACCGCACAGATTTATGAATATGATTTAGAACCACCTTCTGGGACTGCGGTTCATAAAATTAATTGGGTAACTCATAAAGGCATTGATCTTGAACCGATGTCCACATCGTTACTCGAAACACGAAAACCAAAATGGCGTGAAGCAGCTTATGCAGGTACGCCCGAATATTTTATAAAGGTTTCCCAAGACTTGTTCTGGTTAGTACCTGTCCCTAATGAGACTACGACATCCAGTACGTATGTGCATGTACAGTTGAAACCGACACATACTTCAACTGCATGTGACAACGAGGTTATGAATGATTACAGAGATGCAATCACAACCGGAACATTATTCAGATTACTTCGTATGCCCAGTAAAGACTGGACAGATTATGCAGGAGCGCAAGCATACGGCACGTTCTTCCTAAAAGAAGTAGAGATTGCCGAGAATAGAGCGCGTAACGCAGATACAGCCATAGCAAGGAGTGTGAAATATGGAGGAATCCATAAAGCCTATAGTCTCCCAAGAAACAAATATGGAACAAGGCGAGTGTAGCGATCCGGTTTTAGCCAATATCAGGGAACACTGGGATTGGGTTAAAGAAGGAATTATTGAAGCAGTAGCCGATTATCTCGTGGAGTTAGACGGGTTAAGGATAGAAGATATCTATGCGGCATGTGCAAATAACCAGGCGCAGCTTTGGATAACTGAAGACGGTTTTGTAATAACGACGGGTGTAACGGAGCAATATACGAATGAACGTTTACTACTTATATGGATCGCATGGGCTAGAACGAGAGGTCGTAATCTCGCGGTGGCTCACACTCCGTTTTTCGAAAAACAAGCGAAGGATGCTGGATTTTCTAAGTTACAACTTAAAACGGTTACTTCGGAAGTTGGAGAATATGTTGAAGCCAATGGTTGGGAACGCAAAGAAACTGTGTTTACGAGGGATCTCTGATGGGTAAAGGACCAAGCAAACAAGACTATCAGCCTACCGCAGCAGAAAAAATGTCGGCATCTGTAGCAAAAGCTGAATGGGATTACTTTAAACAAAAATACGATCCTTTGTTACAGGAGATGAGAGATATTTCCAAATCAGCTGACTATGCGACTACTGCGCGTGGCCGTGCAAACGCGGATACCATGCAGAAGTTAACTAACGTAGTTAATTTACAGCTTGCGAAGAAAATAGATTCTGCTGGTGATATGTCTC